ATGAGCCGGCCGAAATTGATTGGTTGGTCGACAGCACCGAAAAATGGTGTAAGGACCGCGCTGTTCACCTAGCAGTTATGGAAGCTATTGCCATCATTGACGGCAAGAGCAAAGACCATGCCGAAGGAGCCATTCCTGAAATTTTGAACAAAGCGTTGAGTGTTACCTTTGATACCAACGTCGGTCATGATTACCTTGAAAATGCAGACCGTCGATTTGATTTTTATCATAAGACCGAAGACAAAATTGCATTTGATCTTGACATGTTTAATCAGATTACAAATGGAGGTATACCACGCAAGACTTTAAATATTATTTTGGCTGGAACCGGGGTTGGAAAAAGTCTTGGCATGTGTCACCTTGCCGCTGCAGATTTATCTCAAGGTCGTAATGTGTTATACATTACAATGGAAATGGCCGAAGAACGTATCGCTGAACGTATTGATGCTAATCTATTTGACGTCCGTATTGATGAGTTGAAAAATCTTAGCTCTAGCGCATTTAGCGCAAAAGTAAAAAATGTAGCAGATCGAACCAAGGGTAAATTGGTTATCAAGGAATACCCTACTGCTAGTGCTCATGCTGGACATTTCCGTGCGCTGCTGCATGAATTAAAATTGAAGAAAAAGTTCACACCTGATGTAATCTATATTGACTATCTTAACATTTGTGCTAGTAGCCGTATTAAAGGTTTGAGTGGAGGTGTTAATACATACAGCCTTATCAAAGCTATTGCCGAGGAACTCCGTGGTCTGGCTGTGGAGTTCAATGTGCCAATCTGGAGTGCAACGCAGGTTACCCGTGGCGGTTATAATAGCAGTGATGTTGAACTCACAGATACATCTGAAAGTTTTGGTTTGCCAGCAACGGCCGACTTAATGATTGCATTTATCAGCACTGAAGAATTGGAAAAGATGAATCAACTTATGGTTAAACAACTTAAGAACCGTTATAATGACGCTAATGTCAATAAGCGATTTACTGTTGGTATTGATCGTAGTAAAATGAGACTGTATGATATTGCAGATCCCACAGCAAACATCATGAATGACGGCAATTCATCAAGCGCAGTTGCCGCAGCAGGTACACCATTTAGCCGAGGACAAAAGGATAGAGGAAAATCGTTTAATGACTTTAATGTATAAATAGACTTATATGTCTACTAAACTTAGCTTCAAAGGATACATCGCGGAAGCAATTTCAACTTCTTCCGCAGATAAGGCCTCTTTCCTAATTGGTAAATACCTTAAAAAGAAAACTGGATATACTTTCTTTCGTTATCCAGGAGTTGAGGAATTTAAAAATTCAAAAGGAAAAGGATTTGGACTAAGATTCTATACAAGTCGTAAGAATCTTAGTGTTCGTTTCAATTGGGTCAGCGCTACCAGCGTTGGCCTAATTTCGCTTGAAAGTATTGATTTCTGGAATGGAAAAATCGATGTACCATACCACATCGCATTTGATACATCAGTTTCACTTATCAAAACTCTACCTATTATTGCAGATATCATCAAGGATGGTAACCCTGACCTAGGATCAATTTATACACTGCCAGACGATGTACCTCTTAACGAGAGCGTATCTCTTTCGGCCATCGAGCTCAATGAAGCTAAGGGTGGATCTGATGTTGAGGAAATGGTCGATGGTATCCTTGATATGATTGCTATGCCAAACTTTGCAAAAGGTAAAGTTTATGGTGCTTACAAGAGTGCTGGTATGAAGATCTTTGACCAAATGGAAATGATGTACCCGGCTCTTATTGTTAAGAGCGGAACCAAATATTCATGGAGTGGTACACCTAAAGATTTACAAAAGATCAGAAAGGAAAAAGATAAAATTCTAGCTGCGGTTGGTAGTGTTTCTGGTAACATTTCAAAAGGATCTGCTTCTGAAACATATGCTCCATCAGGAAATATTGAAGAAATTGAAAACGGTCGCGAGCGTCTTACTTTTGAAAAACAACTTATCGACCTTGAACGCCTCTTAACACTAACTGTTAACGGTGCAGCAAATGCAATCTTCGTTTCTGGTAAAGGTGGCGTTGGTAAAACACATACTACGGAAAAGATTCTTGCAGGTCTTGGACTACGCGACGGCGATGGCTACTTCAAGAATACTGGTAGTGCAACTGCAGCTGGTCTATATTCATTGTTGTTCCGTTATAGAAATGATATTGTATTCTTTGACGATTCCGACGATGCTCTTGGAGATCAAGAATCACGCAACCTTCTTAAAGCCGCAACGGATACCAAAAAGATCCGTAAGCTGGTTTGGAACAAGATGGGTAAGAATGTTGTTGATCCGGATGATGCAACTGACGAAGAAATCCTTGATGCTGGACAAATTCCACGTTACTTTGATTTCACGGGACGAATCATTTTCATCTCTAACCTTAAACTTGATAAGTTGGATCCAGACGGCGCTCTACGCACACGTGCATTCATTATCGACATTGATCCAACTGATGTTGAAATCTATGACTTCATGGATAAGATCGTTGGTGATATTAAACTTGAAGATGGCTTGCTTCTTGACCTTGCTTCACGTAAACATGTTGTTGCATTGCTCCGTAAAGGTAAATCAAAGCAAAGTGCTAACTTGCGCAAACTATCGCGTGGACTAGCTATGGCTGCTGGTGCTCGAGCAGCTGGTGTTGATGTCGGTGACGACGATCTTGCTCGCATGATAGAATCATACGCGTAAGTCATGAAAAAGATTAGGGTATACGGCTGCTCGAACATCCCCGAAACGAAGAACACTCTTCGTCGAGCAGCTGTATATTTCCTTGACTTACTATTGCCACGCAAGCGAAAAATTGATGTTCGGATTAGCGTTGAAAATAAATTGATTGAAAAGGAATCTATGTTTGGTGGTTGCTATCACCTTTCAAGTAGTCCTTCACGTTATCATATTCGTTTAGATTCTGGTATGGATTTAAAAACTATGGTAACCACTCTTGCGCATGAGTTTGTTCATGTGCGACAATTTGACAGTGGAGAATTAGCATTTCGTCACAGTTGCAATCGTTGGCACGGTACATATTATCCTAGCGATGAATTCTTCTATGAAGATGAACCATGGGAAATTGAAGCTAGTTCGCTCGAGGATCTGTTAGCAGAGAATTTCTTTACACAATAAATAATAGCATATGGCTGACTTATCTAGTAAATCAACTGATGGTCGATTATCATTTATTAAATACGTCACTGATAATAAAAGGTATCAGGAAATTGACTATGAAATAGAAGCCGGAAAGTCATCCAGTGTATACACGAAAAAAGGAACTTCTCTAATTGAAGGTAAAAAACAATATAAGCCTGGAACTAAGTTTAAAATAACTAATCCAAAGCTAATTGAAATTAATGGGATCAAGTTAGCTGAAGTTAAGGTTGGCACAGAGAAAGGATATATTCCTATTTCTAAAATTAGAAAACCGACCGGAGGAAATGGTACGCAATATGAAGATGAAGTGGTTGATGCAATTAACAACTTTATCCTACAGGCAGGCGGTCCTATTAATATAAAACTTAAAGGGGATAGTAAAGTATACAAAAACATCTTGTATGCAATAAAAGTTGACAGCGATCTTAAGCGGAAAGGAGGCGTAAAGGGCGACCCAAAGGCTGATATTATTTTATGCGCTGATAAAAAGAATCCATTAGGTAAAGGATCTGTTTATGTTTCTCATAAAAAAGAAGGTGGGCCAGAAGCGTTCCAACAATATGGAGGATTATCTGAACAGGCAGGTGAAAAAATTAATCATCATAAGCTAGTTCAAAAATTTCTTGAAAAAGTCGCGGCCTTGATTGGTAAAGGCACGTCCTTAGCAAATCCAGTCATGGGTAATTTTAAAGATATAACATTGTCGAATATGTCTATATACGGCCCTGATTATGGAGGAGAATATTCTTTACAGCACGTGCAGCTTATAGGACAGGGTAAACCTATTCTAAAAAAAATGCAAGGTGGAAAAGTATTTGAATTAGACTTTACTAGTCATATGAGTTTATCAGGCGACCTTTCACATTTTAAAGGTGGTTATCTTCCAGTATTTGGTGCAACATTTAGAGCAGGTCGTGGTTTTAATTTTAAAGGTAAGCGATATGATGGAGCACGTGTTGCAATTTATCCATACAAGCTTATGGCCACCCGCGGTAACTTAATTGTCGTGGACTTATAAATATAGTATGAAGAGTTTTCGATCATTTTTAAGCGAAGGAGCAAACTTAGCACCTTCTGAATTATACAAGTATGACTGGCGACTTGAGTTGTTTATCGACAAACTTAAGAATGGATCAGATATGACTTTAGTTAACGGTGCAACTGTATCATTGCATTATGATGCTGAAGCGGAAAGTCGTCTACGCGCTAAGAAAGATCCTGGTAAGATTCAATTTCGTGGATATGATAATGCAACTTATACGCTTAAAGATTTTTCCAAGACTAAGGAATTTGGTGGAGGCGGTGGATCTGGTGCAGGTGCCGATGTTACTCAATTAACTGAAAGCGCGCAAGCTGTATATGCTGCAGCTAAATGGTTAGGTGCTAAAACATACAATACAGCAGAACTAACAAAAGGATATGCTCATTCGGATGTAGATGATAGTCTGGAAAGAATACTCAACGATCTTCCTGAAGAATGGAGAAAAAGTTGTATACTCGGTGCCGAAGAATTGTATAGTAAATTTCACGGCAAGGGGTATACATTTCATCGCGGTAGCGCATGGGTTGACCGACTGGAAAAAACATTCAAGAGTATCAATTCAAAAGAAAAGGCATTCTCGAATGTTAATAAGTGGAGTCCAGCTGACATCTATATGGTATCGCCAACTGGGAAAAATATTCACCTTGATAAAGCTCAAAGTATTGCTGAATTAAACAGCATGCTTACTGACGCATTGCGCAGCAAAGATATTATTGGTGTATCTCTGAAGCTACTTAAAAAGGAAGCTCACTTATCATATTATAACTTTGACTCTAAGAAAAAGATTATTGACTTTGACCACTTCACAACTGGTAACAAAGGATTCTTTAGCGGTAAGGATATCTATATGTACTTTACGCACGAAGGCAAAATTCAGTTTCGTACATTCCCTGAAACATTCCAAGGTGAAATCAAAGGAAAGAATGCTAACCAGGGCAAGCTGAGTTACGGCCCAATTCAAACTATATTGCGTAATCTAAAATTACCACAACTAATTGATGTTAAGAAATTGCGCAGTGGTTTACTAAAGAATGATTCGGTGTTATACAAAGAATTTTATTCAAACTATACACGCTACAGTAAAGACGCTGTAAAGTTAAGTTATATTGCCTTTGTTGAACAGTGCGTTGACAAAGGTATATCTTGGAGTTTTAGCAAGTTTCTTGGTTGTGAATTGATCGACATAATTTCAAAAAGTTCTCAGGAAGACGAATTTATTACGGCATGTATAAGTTATGCTAGTAGCAGTTCAGATTTAAGCGCACCATTTATCAAAATCGAATAATGAAATCATTTAAAGAATACATCGCCGAAGCTAGCGTCGAGGGCAAAAACTTACATATGATGCACGCAGAAGATGCAGTATTGTATGGTGGTGTTAAGGGTATACGTGATATTATAATATCGTTACGTAGCCTACGTGATATGCTATCTGGCAATTCTAAAGGAGAAGTTGATGTAACAATTAAATTTGACGGCGCGCCGGCAGTGTTTGCGGGAATTGATCCATCTGACGGCCAATTCTTTGTTGCTAAGAAAGGTATTTTCAATAAGAACCCTAAAGTATACAAGAGTGTGGAAGAAGTTCGTGCTGATACTAGCGGTGAACTGGCCGATAAGTTGAGCGTTGCATATACCGAATTAAAGAAACTTGGCATTAAGAATGTTATACAAGGTGACTTGATGTTTACCAAGGGTGACTTGAAAACCGAAAATATTGATGGTCAATCATATGTTGTATTTCAACCAAATACCATTGCATATGCTGTTCCATCTGACAGCGACTTGGCTAAAGTATTGAAGAAGGCAAATCTTGGCATCGTATTTCATACATCATACAATGGATCTAGCTTTGAAAATATGAAAGCTGGTTATGGTGTTGATATTAGCAAACTTAAAAAGGTATCCACTGTATGGTATCAAGATGCAACCATACATGATCTTTCAGGAAAGGCTACACTTACAGCAGATGATACGGCTGAAGTAAATGATGCACTGTCTGCAGCCGGTCGTATTTTCCAAAAGATCAGCAGTACTACTCTAAAGACTATTGAAGAAGATCCGCAATTTGCAACCACGCTTGAAACATATAATAATACATACGTCCGTAAAGGAGAAACTGTAACGGATACAAAAGCACATGTAGCTGGATTGATTGCATGGGCAACTAAAAAGTTTGATACGGATATTGCTGGTAAGAAAAGCGAAAAAGGTCAGGCCGATGCAACTGCTCGCAAAGATGCTTACATGTCATTCTTTAGCGCGGAAAATAAAGCAAATCTTGACTTGATGTATCAGTTACAAAATGCTATTGTTAAAGCCAAACTGATTATTATCCAAAAGCTAGACAGTCTTAAAAAGATAGATACCTTTGTAAAAACAACTGACGGGTTTAAAGTAACAAGTCAGGAAGGTTTTGTTGCAATTGACCATCTCAAAGGTGGTGCTGTTAAATTGGTAGACCGCATGACATTCTCTAAGAATAATTTCGATCCAAATGTGATCAAAGGCTGGCAGAAGTAAATATATGAATCCATTCAACACACAAGATGACTCGCTAGTCGACATAGCACGAGGCATACTCGAAGAACGTATTCCTGGTCTTGTTAATAAAGCCGAAGAAAGTGGTATTTCTTATGGTATACTAAAGCAGGTATATGATCGTGGTATGGGTGCATGGGAAACCAGCCATCGACCAGGAATAGGACAACATCAATGGGCATTTGCTCGTGTTAACAGTTTTATAAGCGGTGGTAAAACTCGTACTACCGCCGATGCTGACCTTTGGGCAAAACATTCAGATTGATATAAATAACCTCGATACTTTAACGATGGGATTTTGTGCATATGAAAAAAGATAAAAAAGAAATTTCCTTTAAGGACCTGATACCAGTTGATTATACAGACGGTTCATGGTCAGACGATGATCTGGGACAACTTGCATATGACTATTATAAGCGAGTTGTTGGTGTTGTGGGAGAAGACGCTGTAGCGGAATCCGTATATGACAATATGTCTAAGTATGAGCTCAACGCTGAACTACGTCGTCTAACTGCAGTCATTAAGAAAATCGAAAACAAAGACGATCATTCTGACGCTGAAAAGAAACTTCTTGATCGAGCAAAAGACAGTCGCAACAGTATAATGGCAATGCTCAAGGAAGAGGACATTGTGGATGATGACACGTCTGAACCTCTTGAAGAAGCATTAAATATGATACAACGCATGAAGCGTCGTGCGATTATGCGACGCAACAAATCAAAGATCCTTGCCGGCCGCCGTCGTGCGCAACGTCGCAGAGCTAGTGGAAGTGTATTACAACAGCGCGCCATGCGAGCTGCGCGAGCATCACTGGCTCGAAGAATGTTGCGCAAAGACAAAGGCGATGCTAGTTATTCTGAAAAGGTACGCGTTGAGAAAGCATTGGCTACACGCCAAGGATCTATTAGAAATCTTGCACGAAAGATGTTATCAAAGATTCGTCAAAAAGAACAAGAACGCTTTCATAAACACGCTACTCCACCAAAACCAATCAGTCACGTTTAATAAATTATCGACATGGTTGCTCTCAAATCATTTAGAACATTTACTGAACAGTCAACAAAAGAAATTGTCGTCACGTTTGGTAGATTTAATCCACCCACCACAGGACACGAGAAGCTGATTGATGCTGTAGCTAAAAATGGCAAAGGTAAAACTTTTCGCATTTACGCTTCACACAGCGAGGATTCAAAAAAGAATCCATTATCATATGAAGATAAGATACGATTTATGCGTAAGATGTTTCCTCAATATGGTCGTAATATCATACTTGACAATAGCATCAAGAATGTATTTAATGTTGCCAGCGCTGCGCATGATGATGGGTTTAGTAAATTAACACTTGTAGTCGGAAGCGATCGCGTTCCAGAATTTAAACGATTGCTGTCTAAATATGATGGCGTAAAAGGAGCACATGGTTATTACAAGTTTCGAGATGGCATAAATGTCGTTTCGGCTGGAGAACGTGATCCGGATGC